AGGAGGACTTTGAAAAATTAAGAGAAGATATTAAATTAATTCCAGACTTCTCTTGGATTGCAAAAACATTCAAAGATGTTGACTCTGATGTCAATGTCTTGAATGATGCTGTTGATACCCTTAGCGAAAAAACAAGATTAGAATTTGAAAGATTTAGCGAAGATCTTGAAGTAAGAACTTTTGACAATAAAGTTTCTATTGATAATCTTAAAGAGGATAATAAACAATTCTCTGAAAAAGTAAGTGAAGAAAAGGATAAAATTTGGAAAGAGTTAAGTTCATTTTCTCTTAAGATATGGGAACACCATAAACAGTTTAAAGATGATGATAGAAAATTAAGAAAGCAAATTCTTGGTGAGTATAATGTTCTCAAGAAGAACATTGAAGAGAAACTTGAAGAGGTAAATCAAAGCAGTGTTAAAACTGATGAATTACTTCTTAATTACTTTAAAGAATTAAAAGAACAAGTTGATTCTTTACCTGAGGTAAAATACTATGATCAGCAACTCAGCGAAGTTTCTGATGAGGTAAAGGGACTTTATTCTATTGTAGAGGAGATAAAGAAAAAACAGTCTGTTCTAAAAGAAGAGAGAATTGTTGAACAGATTGTCAAAGTTGAGTCTCCCGATAAAAACTTTGCTACTCTCGATGATTTACAAGAGCATTACAGAAAGTTTGTAAGTTCTATTCAGCAACAACTATCAACAGTTGGTGGTGGAGGAGAAACTCGTCTTGAGTTTTTAGATGATCTCGATAGAGACACTGCGTTAGTAGATGGCAAGTTCTTAAAATATCAAGCATCAACTAAAACATTTGTAGGCGCTGATGCAAGTGGTGGTGGTGGATCAACGTTAGATGAGGTTCTCACTGCAGGAAATACATCATCAACAGGCATGTCTGTTGGTTTTATCACAGCAACCGCTGCTAGTTTTACTGGCAATGTAACAGTTGGTGGAACCATTACATATGAAGATGTAACCAACGTCGATTCTCTTGGACTTGGTACGTTTAGAAGTGGTGTTGAAGTATTTGCTGGTACTGCCACAACTGCTCTGATAGTTGAAGGTGACACCAGAATAACTGGAATTCTTACTGTTGGTTCTGCGTCTGTTACAATCGATGGTGAGAACAATACCATATCTACTGGTATCGTAACAATTACAAATTCTAGTGTAATTATTGGCGATAACGTCAGTATTGACACAGGTGCTTCGGGTATCAACTCTGCACCAAATGTTTTTTATGTTGCAAAAGATGGAAGTGACGATAATAACGGAACATCAATTGATAATGCTAAGTTAACTATCGCAGGTGCTGTTTCTGTTGCATCTTCAGGATCAGTAATTAAAGTTTTATCTGGAAATTATGTAGAGAGTAATCCTATCGAACTACCAGCGTTCTCTGCAGTTATCGGTGATGATCTTAGAACAGTAAAAGTTCTTCCTAACACTCCAACCAGCGATATTTTTCACGTTAATAAGGGTTGCAAAGTATCAAATATCACCTTCTCTGGACACACCGCTCCCGGTGCTGCTATTGCATTTCCATCTGGTGGTGCAACTAATGTCGGGGGAGGTAAGTGGAAAGGGCCTTACATTCAAAATTGCACCAGTGATACAACCACAGGAACTGGTATTAGAATTGATGGAAGTAAGGCAGTAAAAACTAAGTCAATGAACGTTGATGCGTTCACTCAATACAATCAAGGTGGTGTCGGTGTTGCTGTCACTAATGAGGGTTATGCACAACTAGTTTCAGTATTCACCATTTGTTGCGATCGAGCAATCACTTGTCACGCTGGTGGACAGGCAGATCTTGCCAACAGTAATTGTAGTTTTGGAACCCTTGGTTTAGTCGCTGACGGTAAGGGTTCTCAGCAATTCATCGGTACAGTTACATCTTCTGCTGCAGCTGCACAAGATAATGTCACTCTCAATGTAGGTGCTGGTGAAACACGTCCTTACGATGGACAGATTGTTTTCTTTGATAAACTCTATCAGTCTGTAGATACCGTATCTGTAGGATCTGGTGGAACTGGATATACATCAACTCCAACAGTCACTGTAGACGCACCAACAGGGCCAAATGGTGAAACTGCTACTGCTTTTGCAACTTTAGAAGGTGAGACAGTTGCATCAATTACAATCATTAGTAGCGGAAGTCAATATGAGACAACTCCTTCAGTAACAATATCTGCTCCTAATGTTGGTATTAACACTGCCACAGCAACTGCCAATATGGCAGATATCTACTACACAATAAATAGTGCTACACCCATTGTATCTGGAATTACCACATTAACACTTGACGAGAATTTACTCAATACAGTCGGTGTTGGATCTACAGTATTCTTCTTCCAACAAAGTAAGATTATTGCAAGTTCCCATACTTTTGAATATATCGGATCTGGAAATACTATCACTTCAGCCACTCCTAAGAGAGGCGGTGTTACGATTCAAGCAAATGAAGTTGTAAGTCAAAATGGAGGTAGAGTAATCTACACTAGCACTGATCAGGCAGGAAACTTCAGGATTGGTGACGACTTACAAATCAATCAAAACACTGGTACAATTAGTGGTAGAGCATTCTCAAGAAGTCTGTTCTCTGAGGTAACACCCTTTATCCTAGCACTTAGTTAAATGGCACAATTAGCACTTAATAGATTTCAAACAGAAACACTTGTAGTTACCACTGCGGATCAGACTGTTTATACTGCTCCAACTGGATATACAGCGATTGTATTGTACGCACACGTTACTAATATCTCATCGAGTGCTGCTTCTTTCACGATGTCTCACGTAAGAAGTTCAACTACAACTGAGATTGTAAAAGATGCAACTGTCCCTCCTAGTGATGCATTTATCCCTTTAGATGGAAAGCTTGTTCTTGAGACAAGTGATTCGATTAAAATATCTGCAAGCGCAAACAGCAGTTTAAAACTAATCCTGAGTGTTCTGGAGACTGCAACCTAATGCCACATTTAATTAGTCAAAAGAATTTTCAAAACATTACTGTATCAAGTTTAACAACAACTTCTACAGATGAAGTTGCGCTAGACGTATTTGATAAAGATCAGTTTAGATCTGCTAGATATCAACTTCAGGTAACAAGTGGCAGTAGTTATCACACTGTTGAGTTTATCATAGTACACGACGGAACGACGACTTATAACACAGAATATGCCATTATAAAGACTGGAAGTTCTTTAGCAACATTCAGCAGTGATATAGCGAGTGGAAATGTAAGAATGCTTGTTACTCCAGCATCTACAGACTCTACCACGTTCAAAGCTATCAGAACATCTATTAATACCTAAATAATACGAGACTACTAGTTTCTTATGAAAAAGTGTCCTGCCGGACAGTATTACTGTTTTACGGATAAAAAATGTAAGAAGATTCCCATGGGATACCATGTGGGTGGAAGAGGTATGCTTGAAAAGGACACCGAATCTGAAACCAACAAAAATGGTAACGGAAATGGAAACGGCAATGGAAATGGTAATGGTGGCAACGGCGGCAGTGGCAACGGTAATGGTGGTAATGGCGGGGGTATGGGAGAAGAAGTAGTCTACGAGGGTGGAAACCTTCGTCAATGGTTCAAGGGTTCTCGCTCTAAAGGCGGTAAACCCGGATGGGTTCAAGTCGTATCAGGAAAACCCTGTGCTAGACAACCCGGACAAAAGACAACACCTAAATGTGTGTCTTCGGCAAAAAGAGCTTCAATGTCAGACGCTGAAAGAAAGTCTGCACAAAGAAGAAAAAGAGCAGCAGATCCAGGACAACCACAAAAAACTGGAGCTGCAAAACCAACCTATGTTAAAACTGATAGTCCTAGAAAGATGAAGAAAGAGGAAATCGAACTGATTCAAGAAAAGGACAAAAAAGGTAAGGGCAGCGGAACTAAAGATGCCTGTTACCATAAAGTAAAATCTCGTTACAGTGTTTGGCCTAGTGCATATGCGTCAGGAGCACTAGTCAAATGTCGTAAGGTAGGCGCTGCAAACTGGGGTAACAAGTCTGAAGGACTTTCCTGGGATCAACTAACAGAGAAGTGCTGGCCTGGATACGAGAAAAAAGGAATGAAGACTATGTTTGGAAAAAGATATCCAAACTGTGTCAAAAAGAAAGCAACCAGAAAAGAGTCGGTTGAAGAAGCAGTAAGACTTCCCGCTAAAACTGGTAACATCATTGATGTGCATTTTGTCTTCAGAGGCAGAAGTTTTATGATTAAGATGTTCTTCCCTAGAGTTGGCATCCCTAGTAGATCTGATGTTAGCGATCAAATCAACAAAGTTTATCCTGGCGCAAAACTAACGTTTTTCAGAGTCTCAGACTATGAACCAGGACAACCACTTTTCAAAGTCACTGAAGAAAGAACAGGAGAAGTCTCAACAATTGATGAAGTTGCTTCAAATGACGCAACAACATCAGGAGAAATCCTTGAGGATGCCGAAGGGACATTAGATGAATACTATGGAATGCCTGGTGGTATGGGCAGTTCAGCAAGTAAGAGATTGCGTGCAGATTATGATGATGAAGAGTATCTAAAAAGAAAAGACAAAAAAGACAGACTGTTAGCCGCTGTTAGAAGAGGGAGAAAGAAAAAAGTATCTGAGGCAACAATGGAGAAACCTCTTTCTCCTCAAGAGATTGCTCTTCAAAAGAAAAAGATGCAAATTGATATGCAGATTCTAAAGAAGAGAAAGCAGTCAATGAGTGATATGAGAGATGATCAAAAAGAAGAAACAATCCTTGAAAAATCTGCTGCTTGGACAAGAAAAGCAGGTAAAAACAAAGAGGGTGGACTTAATGAAAAAGGACGTAAGTCTTACGAAAGAGAAAATCCAGGATCTGATCTAAAAGCACCTTCTAAGAAGGTAGGTAATAAGAGAAGAGCTTCATTCTGTGCAAGAATGAAAGGAATGAAGAAGAAACTAACTTCTGCCAAAACTGCTAATGATCCCGATAGCAGAATCAATAAATCATTAAGAGCCTGGAACTGTTGATAACTTATGTCTGATAATGTATATCTTGGCAATCCTAATCTAAAAAAAGCGAATACCCCGATTGAGTTTACTGAAGAGCAAATCATCGAATTTGTTCAGTGTCAACGGGATCCGGTTTATTTTGCCAATAAGTATGTAAAGATTGTTAGTTTGGATGAAGGACTTGTTCCTTTCAAACCATATCGATTTCAGGAAAAGTTAATCACTAACTTCCATGAAAATAGATTTAACATCTGCAAAATGCCGCGCCAGACTGGCAAGTCTACTACGGTGGTTTCTTATCTTCTGCATTACGCGGTTTTTAATGACAGCGTTAATATTGGCATACTTGCTAACAAAGCAGCAACAGCTAGGGAACTTTTAGGTAGGTTACAGACTGCATATGAAAACTTGCCTAAGTGGATGCAGCAGGGTATTATTGCATGGAATAAGGGTTCACTGGAGTTAGAGAATGGGAGTAAAATTCTGGCAGCATCTACGTCTGCAAGTGCTGTCCGAGGTATGTCATTTAACATCCTCTTTCTCGACG